ACACAGCCAGTTCGAAAGAAAAAAGTAGTAAAGAAAAGAGAACCAGTACAATATACTGAGAACCAAACTCTGAACGATATACTAAATGAAACGGTTGGTTTAAATAGTAAATCACAAGAAATGGATGAGTATCCAACAATGGGCGGTGGTGCATTTGATTCAACAAGAGCATCAGAATTATTAGGTTATGGTGGAGATAAACAAACACAACGAGAAGTTGGAGCAGTACAAACTATGAAAGAAGCTGGAGTTTCAGCTAATCAAGTTCCAGACCATGTACAAGATGCTTTAACAAAGGATTATAGTAAGTTAATGAAACACAATAAGATGAAAAGTAGTAGATAATGAACACACGAGATATAGACAATCCATCAGTAGCAGCATTAAATGCTGATGAAGATTCATTTTTTGGACTAAAGTTTCCTTTAGGATACGGTGCAGGAACTGAGGGATTTTTTCCACGCTCAGGTACTATAAAAGAACAGGCATCTTCTAATATTAAGAATTTACTTTTAACTCAAATAGGTGAGAGAGCAGGACAACCAACATTTGGATCAAATTTACCAAGAATAATATTTGAACCATTAGAAATAGATGTACTTAAAGAATCTATTACTCAGACAATAGAAGAAGCTTTGGAACGATGGCTACCTTATATTACAGTACATAATGTTGGAACTTATCAGGATAAGAATAATCCAAACACAGTAGTAGTTCAGTTAGAATTTACTGTAGATGTAGAAGATCCTGAGGCTCCAGAAACATTAACTTTTACTTTTAATACAGGAGGATAGAATGTCTGTAGATTATAATACAAATAAAAAAGTAGTAAAAAAGGAAGTTCAATATTTAGGTAGAGAATTTTCTGATATACGAAGCAATTTAATGGAATTTGCAAAATCATATTTTCCAAGTGCATATAATGACTTTAATGAATCAAGTCCAGGTATGATGTTTATAGAGATGGCAGCATATGTAGGAGATGTATTAGGATTTTATATTGATAATCAATATAGAGAATCTTTATTACATTCAGCAGAAGAAAAAAGAAATATATTTAAAATTGCACAATCATTTGGATATGAACCAAAATTATCAAGTCCTGCTACAGCAATATGTGAATTTAGTGTAGAAGTCCCATCACTTAAAGTTGGTGATACATACCAACCAGATTTAGATTACGCTCCTATATTAAATGCCGATAGTGGATTTTCTTCTACAACTGGAGCAACATTTAGATTAATGGATGATATTAATTTTAAAACATCAAGTTCTTTAGATAATATGGAAATACGTATTTCAAAATTTGAAACTACTATACCAACACATTATAAATTAATTAAAAACGGAATTTGTAAATCTGGTACCAAAGTTTCCCAGACATTTTCTTTTGGTAGTGCTACTAAGTTTGATAAAATAATTTTAAGTAATAATAAAGTAATTGATATTATTTCAATAACAGATAGTAAAGAAGATAAATGGTATGAAGTCCCATTTCTGGCTCAAGATACGATTTTTGCTTCAATGGAAAATTCTGATAACAATAGTCCTGATTTAACATCATATAAAAAGGAATCCCCTTTCTTATTAAAGTTAATTAAAACTGCTAAAAGATTTACAAAGTATGTCCGTAGTGATGGTAAAACAGAAATAAGATTTGGTTCAGGTATTAGTTCAAATCCCGATGAAGAATTAATTCCAAATCCAGATAATGTTGGTTCTTCTTTATCAATGGGTGTAAATAAATTAGATGAATCCTTTGACCCAAGTAACTTTTTGAAAACAAAAACTTTTGGATTGGCACCAAGTAATACTACCTTAACTGTAACTTATAGTTATGGTGGTTCTATTAAAGATAATGTATTATCTCGAACACTTTCAAATACAGATAATATTGTTTGGCAATTTGATTCAACAGGGTTGACAACTTCTGCCGTAGATGATATGAAAAAGAGTTTGAGTGTTGTAAATCCAGAACCAGCAACAGGAGGTTCAAGTGGTGAATCTAATGAAACAGTTAGACAAAATGCATTAGCATATTTTAATTCACAAAATAGAGCAGTTACTAAAGAGTATTATATAATTAGAGTTTATTCATTACCACAAAAGTATGGTAATATTGCTAAATGTTTTATCGTACAAGATGAACAATTAGAGGCAAATACTAAACTGATTGTTAAGAATGGTAAAATTTCTAAAAACACATCTATAAGTACTTTACCTAATCCATTAGCATTAAATTTCTATACTCTGGGATATAATGCAAATCAGAATTTAGTAACATTAAACCACGCTGTAAAAAATAATTTAAAAACATATCTATCACAATATAGAATTTTAACAGATGCAATTAATATTAAAGATGCTTATATTGTAAATATTAGTTGTAGATTCTCAATTCTTACTCAACGAGGGTTTAATAAAAATGAAGTATTGTTAAAGGCAATTAATTCAGTTAAGAACTACTTTGATATTAAGAAATGGCAAATTGGACAACCAATTATATTAAGTGATATTGCTTATGCAATTTCATTAGTGGATGGTGTGGCAAGTATCGTCCCACCAGAAGATGATAACCCACAAAAACAAATGGTTGTTCTTGAAAACCAATACGATACAGCAAGTGGTTATAACGGCCATGTATACGATTTACAATCAGCAACCAAAGATGGAATTATATACCCATCATTAGACCCAAGTATCTTTGAATTAAAATTCCCAAATACTGATATTGAGGGTAGAGTAGTAGGAGATGTATAATGTATTATTTTGAATATCCAGTAGTAGACACAACAATTTATGAGGGAAATGTAAGTTCTTCTATTAATACAGGAATTGATCAAATATTAGAAGTTAGGAAAGAAGTTAATTCAACGGGAACAACGGTTGGGGTATCACGAATACTTATTAAATTTGATTATAGTTACATTACTACACAAGTAAATGCAGGAGTTATTCCAAGTACTGCAAAATATTATTTAAATCTATATGATGCAGTTTCAAGTGAATTGGCTGTAGAACAAACATTATATTCATATATTGTAAGTGGAAGTTGGAATGGTGGTACAGGATTTTATAGTAGAGATCCAGTATTAAGTGATGGGGCGAGTTGGAAGTATCGTGATAGTGATACTGTAAAAACTGAATGGGTGAGTGGAAGTGATACACAAGGTGGAACTTGGTTTACTTCAAGTATTAGTAGTCAGTATGAAGTTAGTTCTTCACAAAATTTAGTATATGAAACATCAGACATTCGTATGGATGTAAGTGATTTGGTTAAGAATCATATTTATTCAAGTTCAATATTTCCGAACAATGGGTTTATTGTAAAGAGACAAAATGTAGCAACATCACAGAGTATGTATTCTATATTTGATCCAACAACAGCAACAGGTTCAGATGAAGGTGATGCTAATCATATAGGACATTTAAAATTTTTCTCACGAGAGACAAATACAATTTTTCCACCGAAGTTAGAAGTAGAGTGGGATGATAGTGTATGGAGTACTGGAAGTTTAAGTGCTTTAGCTTCATCCGATTTAGATAACCTAACTGTTTATTTTAAAAATATTAAATCTGAATATAAAGAAAAATCAAAAGTAAAATTCAGATTAGTAGGTAGAGAACTATATCCAACAAGAGGATTTTCTACTACACCCGCAGCGTTAACTGTAAAATCTTTACCAAGTGGTAGTCAGGCTCTTGGACAAGGAACTTACTATTCAGTAAAAGATTCATTAACTGATGATGTTATAGTTCCATTTGGAACAGGCTCAATTGTTAGTTGTGATTCTACTGGAAACTATTTCAATATGTGGATGGATGGGTTACAACCAGAAAGACATTACAAGTTCGAAATTAAAGTAGTAAGTGGTAGTGGAGCAGATGAATCATCAATGGTGTATGATGATGGATATGAATTTAAAGTGGTGAGGTAAAATGCCCTATACAATAAAACAAGCTAGAAATACAGATTATTATAAAGATGTACAAGATGCAGATGAACACAAACTTTTAAAATCTTTAGAAGAGGAAAAGAAAAGAGCTGCCATATCTGGTTCAGCACTTGACGCTACAGACCCGTTGAGAGATGAAAGTGGTTATTTGCTATCATATGAAGATCCAAAAAATCCAGGTAATTCAATGGAACAACCACACCAATATGTTAGATTACCAGTTGTACAAAAATCTTCAAATAAAGAATTGTGGTTAAAGTTCTTTGGTCCTGAAGGAATAGGTGGAAATGAAAAGGGAATTTTTAGAGAATTAGAATCCATGATTCGAACACCAAAATCAGAACCAGAAGTAACACCACCTGAACTTGAAGGTATGAGAATTGAATTACAATCCAAGATAGATGCTCAAACAGAATTAAATGTAACTTTAGATGAAACTATAATAGAATTACAAGAAGAACTTGAAAAAGTAGCAACAGGCGGTTAGTATGTTAGAATATGGATTAAATCAAAAAGATAAAGAACAATTAGAGATTCCAGGATTCCTACCATCAGGATTTGGTAGGAGAGGTGAAGATTATATACATCTTTATGTTTATACACCAGGCGAAGAGGAAGATGTATTAGTTGGTTCTGAAAAGTTTCCAGCAGATATAAATGATGATGGCAGAGTTATGGATTTGGATATTGGTGGACATTTACGAGAAATGGGATTCACAGAGGGAACTTATAAAGTTAAGTATTTGTTTTTAAAACGAGTAGCTGGGAAAGAACAAACTGTATTTGTAAATGAGTTAGGTTCGGTTCATGTTGGTAAAGTTCAGACAAAAGTTATTAATGGAGAAACGAAATATTACTCTACTAAAAAATTCGGTAAGGCTCAATCAAGACAAGAACTAAAAGAAATATTTCCAAAAGAATTAAAATATGTTGTAAAGAAAATATCACCAAATCGAACTGAAATAGAAGTTGATACTCAAAATATTCAAAATAGAATTTATCAAAGAAATTTAAGACAATTAAATTGGTGGATGACATACACACCTAAAAAAACTTCAACGGCTGGAAAAATACGATGGGATTTAACCGACCCTAATATATTAGTATTAACCCCACATGATAAAGACCCAGGTTTTAGTGATGCAATGGTTGGTGGTAAAATAACAATTAAGGGAATGTATAGTATTACTGGACAACAGATTGCTGCCAATTTACCACCAATGCCAGATATTAATATGATGACTCAACCAATATTTTCTGCAGAGTCTTTAAGTAATTTAGATTTATTTTCAGATATTACACAAGGTGTGGTACAACCAACGGTAGATGAGCAGATTAATGCAAGAGTAGTAGATGAGGAAAGGATTAGTGGAGATGATAAGTTTTCAGGTGTATGTTTTACAGGGAATACAAAAGTAAAATTAAGTAATGGTAGAGAAGTTCCAATTAAGTATTTACAACGAGGAATGAAAGTCAAAACAGAAATTGGTTATGCAAAAGTATTAAAAGTAATTAAAGATGAACGACCATATGGAGATACACTTTCTAAATTTAAGAATTTAACAACTACAGATAACCATCCAATGAAGTATCGTGGTAAATGGTATAAGGCTCACGAGATTGGTAAGTTATTTAGATCTAACCCACTTAATGTTTATAATTTAATTCTTGATAAACACCATACAATAGTTGCAAACAATGTCGTTTGTGCTACACTTGGTAAGTGGGAAACAATGAAGAAGTTTGAAATGTGGAGAGAAAAACAAATCACTATGTTGAGAACCGAGTCCTTTGATGAAGAAGATGATAACTTATCTCGCGATAATGGTACGACAATCAGTACACCTTACTTTAACGAACAAGAATTTATAGTCAATGAACCACCACCAAGTGTAACTCCAGACAAAATTAGAGGGGCAATAATTGATAGTACAGTTTCAATTGAAGTGCCAACAATCCCAACACCACCACCTGCAATTGTAATACCAATTGATTATGTTGGGAGAATAACTGAGGTATTGGATAGTGATAGAATTAGAGTTGATATTTCATATGAACAAGGTGCTACTAATTTAGAGCATAGTGGTGAAGATAATTCACGAAAAATATTTGATGAAAGTTTTGTTAAGTTCAAAAAAGGACAAGTTGAGAGATTAAATACTTATATGGTTTGTAATGGTACTTATAATTTAATAACAAATTATAAACGAGGAGTTCACGCTGATGAACTTGTTCATAAAACCCATTGGAATTCTGCAAGATTTGTAAAGTTATATGATAAATTACCTGATGAAATTGAGGAAATGGATTTAGTTTATTTCGTAGAAGAAAAAATGGAGCCGTATGAAGATACGATTACTTTAGTTCCATTTGTAGAAGAAGATCCTGAAATATTATTTTTAAGATTACCAGATTTTAATTCAGCTAACAATCCAATAAATTTTCGAGGAACAAGCTTTAATAACTATACACAATTAATAGGAACAGATCCAGGTGTACAAGAAGATATTCAAAATAAATTAGTCTCGCAGAGTTTACTTGATACACAAGTCAATGTTGATTATACAAGAAGAACCGATTATTTAGGAAGTGATGTAACTGATTATGGATTTGCTAATCATATTCACTTTGGTAGTGCAGAAAAAAGAATTGATAATTTTAAAAAGAAATTAGAATTAATTGAATTATATGTTTCATCAAGTGATTCATTCTCAAGGGTAACGAGTTCAGCAGAAACTATCGGTGAGTTTAATGCTAAAAAACGAAGAGTGGTTAATTCATTTGATCCATTTGAACATTATATGTATTTTGAATCATCTTCATATGCTTCAAGTTCGGTAGGAGAATACTACTCAGCATCTTGGCCAAAAGAAAATTCAACTTCACCATATACATTAGTTCACACGAGTGGTTCAGATGCTACAACTTGGATTACATCGTGGAAAGATTATGCAAAAGATTTTGATAGAAACAATCGTGATAGGTTAGTAAATAATTTACCACTTCATGTAGCAAGTGATTCTCAAAACAATCCATTCTTAGATTTTATGGATATGGCAGGACAACAATTTGATGAGATATATGTTTATCTAAAACATTTCACAGATATGAATGAACGAAGTAATAAACTATCAGAGGGTATTTCAAAAGATATTGTCCGTGAAGTTGCAAAAACTATGGGGTGGGAAGTAGTTCAGGGTAATGATTTAATGATTCTTCCAGAATATTTGTTAGGTAAACAAGCAGATGGAACTGCTAAATATGAATCACCACAGGAACAAATAACCGAAGAAATATGGAAACGACTTTTATCAAACATGCCATTCTTTATGAAAACTAAAGGTACTCAAAGAGCAATGAAAGGGTTGTTGAATTGTTATGGTATTCCAAGTTCCATATTGAGAATCCGTGAGTATGGTGGTCCTGATAAAGGAACACGAGTTAGTCATGAGATAAAAAGAAAGTTTACTTATGCATTAGATTTTAAGTCTTCAGAATATGTTGGAGTGGAATGGAAAAATGATGGTACGAGTGGAATAAAACCCGAAACAGTTGAGCTTAGATTTAGAAGTCCTGAATCAAAAGACCAAGTTTTATTGAATCAAGGAACTGATTGGGGAATATTATTAAAAGATAATGGAGCAACTGATGATTATGGTTATTTAGAATTTGCAATTAGTGGTAGTTCTGTTGAAACAGTAAGTTCTTCTTTATTACCATTTTATAATGATGATATGTGGAGTGTTATGTTGACAAGAAAATTAGCAACTGGTGTTGATTTAACTGCAGATACAACTACACAAAATATAAAATATGAATTAACAACAAAACAATATGATTCAAGTAGAGAAGTAGTATTGTTTGCAAGTAGTCAAAGTTTAACAACAAGTACTGCAACTACAAATACTAAATTTTCTGCAGATGGGGAAGTAAGTATTGGTGGTAATGGAACAGGTTTTTATGGTACACAACTAAGTGGTTCTGTAATGGAATTTAGATTGTGGAGTGAACCTTTATCTCAGAGTGTATTTGAGAATCATGTAATGGCACCAAAATCATATAATGGAAATACTACCGAATCTTTCTTTGATAATTTGATACATAGAACACAATTGAATGATAATATAACATTACATGCAACTTCGAGTTTTACTGATAATAGTTTTTCTAACACATATAATGCAACTGGTAGTGCTAAAAGTTTTGTTGGGAATCAATTTAGAAGTATAGTTGACCAAGAAAAATTAAGAGTTCCAAACATTGGACCAAATAGAAGAAATGCAACCAAGATACGATTAGAGGATAATACTATAATTGGACCATTATCATCTAATGTTAGAAAAGAAAAATCATCACAAGATTTTGCACCTATAGATAGTAATAAACTCGGAGTATTCTTTTCACCTACAGATGTAGTGAATGAAGATATAATGTATTCCATAGCGGATTTTAATTTTGATAATTTGGTTGGAGACCCAAGAGATGTTTATGAAGATAGTTATCGTGGATTAGAATTACAACAAAGAAAGTATTGGAAAAAATATTCACAAACAAATAACTTTTGGGATTATTTGAGAATCATAGATTATTACGATAGTGGTATTTGGCAACAACTTAGAAGTTTATCACCTGCAAGAGCAAACACAACTCTTGGAGTTTTGATTGAACCAAACATATTAGAACGAAGTAAAGTTGTAGTTGGTAAACCACCATCATTTGATAATCAATATTTTGAAAATGCAGGACACTTTGATCATGGAATAGATATGACTAATTATATAAGTGGTTCTGATGATAGGATGATGATTCTAACTGGCGAGTTTCCAAACTATAATGGAACTATAAATATACACAATAATGAAAGTGGTTCACTTGGAACATTAGCAATGCCATCATTGGTGAGATTGAGTGAAATAGACCCGAGAACAGAATTTGGTAATACATATGCAACTGCTAGTGTTACACAAGGTGGAATATCATCTACATTTACAGAAACACTACAACCATATATTAGTTCATCAAGAATATCAGAACACAATGAAATACGATATAAGAATTATACGAGTTCATTAGACGCATATACCGATAATCCATTTAGTTCATCATTTGAACCAGCTGAATATCAGAGTATGGCATATGACTCAAAGCTTTTTAGACTTTTTTATAAAGGTCTATTATTAACAAAGAAAAATACAATCGATGGTAAAGACCCCGTTGAGATAACTATAACATCACCAACAAAACTTGTAACACAAGAACCAGGTGATTCTAAACTAAAAGTTGAATAAAAGATGAGTAAGTATATATTTATCTATGAGGTTTTCCATCTCAAATATAAA